CTGCCGTAATAACTGTCAGCCATGCCTCTGTCATAGGGTGACCCGTGACGATGGGTAACAGGTGAAACTGAAATCCAATGTAGTAATTTAGCCATTTGTTATCTCCGTTATTAGTTATAATTTTAAAGTGGACTTAATTGAAATAAAATTCTTTCATAAAAAATTGCAACGGGTTCTGAATTATCTGTTTCTTGCATATAATGATATTGTTTATCAGTATCGATACTATCATTAGCAGAAACCAATAATGCTGTAGCTTGCTTGAGTGAAAGATCAGCTTTTGACGTTGCTAATGTAATTTCATCAGTGACCTTATCGTCAAGATCGTACCAAATGTGTTTTTTAATTACTTTGTATTTATTAGCCATTTGTTATCTCCGTTGTTAGTTATTACTCTTTATACACCCTAACCGTATTAGGGTCAATCCCTAAAATAAAAAAAGGGAGAGCCGTAGCCCTCCCCTTATTATTAGAAGTTATAATCATAATGCTTATGTGGAGCTTCCGCTAAATTAAAACGACTACCACCTCTGTTTTTCCATTGCCCTGATTTATGTTTACGAATGCGAATAACAGGATTGTTCAAATTAGATTTGATGTCCCACTTTTGACCTTCGACATTTCTGGTAGCGTGACCAAAAAATCCACCGTAAACAAAACCAAGATCTTCAGTAGTGTGGAGTTTTTCTGCATCCATCTCTCTGATCTCTAAAGTCTTATCTGAAATCACTTTAACAATTTCGTAAGGACTAACATCGGACCACCCGTGAAAGTTTGCGTATCCAAAAGAACCATCTTTGTTTGTGAATTTAACCATTTTTATTTCTCCGTTATCAAGTTATAAAAAGAACCTAACCCTACCTTACAGTAGGGTCAAGTCCTAATTTCATTCAGGCTACTTTTTTTTCAGGGTCAACATCCCTCACCATATTTTTGTTGACTATCTCTCTACGGAGAATGCGATAGATCTTCTGCCAGTTCTTCCCGTGAGGTGTGTTGTCACCTTGGATCAACCACCGTGTATGGATGAAATAGTTATAGTGTATGAGATGTGCTACCTCATGGGCAACGATAAGCATCAGAGCGTCCTCTGGGGTTGCAAACGTACCTTCCCCAATAATCGGATCGTTTTTAATTCGGGCGTACTCATGTTGAAAAGTTCTACCCTTGCGATATTGACCAACATCAATACACAAATAGTTTTTTCCGCCATATGAACTTTGACTTCGACACTTAATTTTGAGGTATAGTTTATCCCAGACTTTTGCGACAGTCAGTTTCTCAGATCTTGGCCCCGTGATTTCCCATTTGGATTTCACAATCTCCTTGAGACACTGTTTGGTAAGACGCTTCACTAAGTCGCGCTCTGCGATAGTGACGTTTTTAGATTTATAAATTAATCCCATAGTTAAATCTCCGTTATTGAGTTATTTAAGAAGTATACGCCTAATCGTATTAGTTGTCAATACACCTGGTAAGTCATTGTTTTTATTGACTTTTTTTGGGCCCTAAACCGAAATCGGTTAGTGGTTTACCGAAATCGGTTAAATAGGGTTGTCATTTCTGAGGCGATTCGTTATGGTTGCAAAGTCATAACTTATAACGAAATAGCGACTAATGATGCTTTCAAAATTTGTACTCATATTATTTTGTCTAGGCACCCTTGCACTTTATGCCTATGTATCCTCTGCCGATTGGGACATGGAAGATCGGGAGTTTAAGGAATATTGTCAGATGGTAAAATGGGGAGCTTGGCCCGACTATAAAAATCTGGAGCAACACTGTGACTGAAAAGCATTGGGTGTTTGATACAGAGGTCTATATTAATTGCACATTATTTTTGGCTCAGTGTGTTGAGACAGAGGAATGGTTTCAATTGTTTAAGTCTGACGATGGGTCTGACAGTCGTTTAGAGGCGTTTCTGAGGGAGCCTAACACATTTGTTGGGTTCAACTCCCAGAATTACGATAGCCTTATTGTATCGGCTTGGTGTCAGGGTATGGATAGCCAACAGATTAAGGTTATGAGTGATGACATCATTCAAAACGAAATTAGCCCGTTTGCAATCAGAAAAAAATATAAACTGAAAGACAAAATTAAAAACCATATAGATTTGATTGAGGTTGCCCCGTCATTTGTGGGTCTTAAAGCATATGGTGCCAGAATGTTTATGGATCTGCTTCAAGACTTGCCATTTGAGCCTGATAGCGTGCTCACAGAGCACGATGAACATGAGTTGGCGTTGTACTGTCAAAATGATGTTAGGACCACTGTAGAGCTATTTAAACGGCTTCAGAAAGAGATTGAACTCCGAATAGAGTTGTCGGTGCAGTATTGGTTAGATCTCCGTAGCAAATCCGATAGTCAAATTGCGGAACAGGTATTTATAAAAAATTTGAAGTTAAAGGCACAGGAAATACCAATTCCAAAAACAGTACAGTACGAACCGCCTCATTATTTACAAATGTATTTCAGTGGAACTCAGGAGGTTTTAGACAGAGCCTCAAATTTAGAATTTCAAGTAGATCAACAGTCAGGTCACATTAAGATGCCTTCTGAGTTGGATATTGAGGTTTATAGTCGCACTGGGTCATATAAGATTGGTATCGGTGGTCTACACAGTACCCACGACAAAAAGGTTACTCACGTAGCAGGTAAAGACCACCAGATTATGGAAATAGATGCAGCGAGCTTTTACCCCACGATAATGTTAAATGGTGGTCTGTGTCCTTCTCATATCGGTCAAAAGTTTATTGACGAATATCAACGGATTTATGATCAACGCATTAAGGCTAAAATGTCAGGGGATAAGACTGTAGCTGACACGCTCAAAATTAGTTTGAACGGTACGTTTGGAAAACTGGCAAGCAAACATTCAACACTCTATGCCCCAGACCTTATGTTAGCCACAACTCTGACGGGTCAGTTTACATTACTTATGTTGATTGAATGGCTTGAGAACGAGGGATCAGAAATTGAAATTCTGTCAGCCAATACAGACGGCATTGTCGTAAAGTTTCCAAATTTTAGAGAACAAAATGTAAGAGATTGTGTGGCTGAATTTGAGGAACTGTCCCGTTTTAGTTTTGAGTACACGCCATACAAGTGTCTCGCCATAAAAGACGTTAACAATTATATTGCCGTGAAACCTGATCAAACGATCAAAGCCAAGGGCATATATGCTCCAATCAGTTTACGCAAAAATCCCACGGCTCCAATCTGCTCAGAGGCTGTAGGCAAGTGGTTAGCAACAGGCGTGGACTTTGAGACAACGATTGATCAAGCACCCTTCCACGGCTTTATAACAGCCCGTAGCGTGACAGGTGGAGCACAACAAGGTGGATTGTATCTAGGAAAAGTTGTGAGGTGGTATCAATCAACTGAGAGCGCAACACTTGCACCAATCCTTTATGAAAAGAACGGCAACAAGGTAGCCAAGTCTGAAGGTGCGCGACAGTGCATGAATATAGAGAAGTGGGATGAACAACCAAAAGATTTAGACAAGGCTTGGTATGTCCGTGAGTGTATCGAGATTGCACACCAATTAGGTGCCGAAACTTTTCTTGATCTTAATCAAATATTTGCCAGTAATTTTGGAGTGAAATAATGCCAACAGTTTACGTTATACAAAACGACAATAAAGATTTATCAGATGCTAAACAGTATGGAGAGCTTGAGGCAGTTTTCTTTAATCCTAGAAAGCCATACGATACTAATTTTTTATTAGACATGGCTCACAAAGTTTTGAGCAAAATAACAAAACACGATTACATTCTCATGGTAGGTGACCCTGCCTTGTGTAGCGTGGCAACGGCTGTTGCACGCGAATACTGTGATGAAATAAATATACTCAGTTGGGATAGACGGAGCTTCAGCTACGCCCCTCTGACGTTCGATTTTGCAGATGCGGAATGACAACCGCTAATTTCATAAAGGAGAAAAAAATGTCAAAACAAAAAGAACCTGAATGGCAAAGGAGTTTGCGTGTTGGCAAACAGAAAGTGCCACCCCGTATTTGTTTGTACGGAGGTCATGGGATAGGCAAGTCAACATTGGCTAGTCAGTTCCCAGAACCAATCTTTATAAGTACAGAGGACGGTCTAGATAGTTTGGACGTTACGAGCTTTCCAAAGGCTACCGAAAATAGTCAGATTATCGATGCGATAGGCACGTTAATTAAAGAAGATCACAAATTTAAAACGTGTGTTATTGACTCAGTGGATTGGCTAATAGAACCTTTAATTTCCACCCTCGTAGAAAATAGTCACGAGGCTAAAGATTTAGCTTACGGTAAATTTGCCGTGTTATGTGCTGAAGAATTTCGTGAGATATTACAAGGTTTGGATGTGCTCCGTCAAAAACGTGGCATGAACATTGTGTTGGTTGCTCACTCTCAGGTATCTAAATTTGAAGATCCACGGACTGAGCCTTATGATCGATACAGTCCAAAGCTACCAAACAGATGTAACGCCTTATTGATGGAGTGGGTAGATGTTTTAGCATTTGCTGCAATGGATGTGATGATACGAAAATCAGACACTGGCTTTAACACTTCAAAGACACGAGGTGTATCGTCAGGTGAACGTCTGTTGCACTATGTTGAAACGCCAGCTTTCGCATCTAAAAATCGTTACGGTTGCCCAGAGCAATCACCAATGACCTATGAAGAATTATCTTCTGTAATCCCTGTTGTATAAAGAAAGGAAACAACAATGCCTAAATTTGGATTTGATATAACTGAAGTTGAAGCTAACGAGCCAATCAATTATGACCCATTACCAAAAGGTGAATACACCTTGCGTGGCATAGAGGCTGAGTTAAAAGACACCAAAAATAATGCAGGCAGTTACATTGCTGTTAAGTACGAGGTATCTAAAGGTGAATATGAAGGACGTTTTATCTGGTTTAATTTTAACGTCACGAATGCATCTCAACAGGCTGAGACTATCGGTAGACAACAATTAGTTGCATGGGCAACAGCTTGTGGAAAGCCTGACTGTGATGACACCGATATGTTAATGGAAAAACCATTTCAGGCAAATGTTGGGATACGGACAGGAACAAATGGTTATGCTGATAAAAACGAGATAACAGGTTTTCTTTTTAAACCTTCAGCAAAACCACGGCCTGCTCCTAAATCAGCACCTGTGGAAACCCCGTCAAGTTCAGGTAAGCCTTGGGATTAATAATAACAGGGGAGGGTTATCCCTCCCCATAAGGATTACTTATGGTTGCGTTTCCTAAAAGCCCAGAACAAAAACTTATAGATGCTGTATATAAATCTTATGAAAAAACAGAAAACCTGTCGTTTAGTCGATTAGGTGCGTCTGGTATCGGTGAAGAATGTATTCGTAAAATCTGGTTTAACTGGCGTGGATTTTCAAAAAAACAATTTGAAGGACGGATGTTAAGACTGTTTGAAACAGGCCATCTACAAGAAGACCGTGTAATTCAGGATTTAATTCGATCTGGTAAAGAAGTTTATTTTGTTAATGAGTATGGTAGTCAATACGAATTTGAACATGACAGTGGTCATTTTATTTGTAAGGTTGATGGTGTTATAAAACACCAAGATAAAAATCATTTATTAGAAATAAAAACGCATAATAAAAAATCATTCAGTGCATTACAGAGACACGGTGTAGAAAAGTCTAAACCCGTTCACTATAGCCAAATGCAAATCTCTATGTATTTAGGACACTTTACACGAGGCTTATATGTGTCGTTATGTAAAGACGATGAACATTATTACATTGAAAAAATAAAAGAAGACAAAGCTCATCAAAAATCATTGATTAAAAAAATAGAAAGTCTGATTAATGCACGCATGAGGCCAACAGGCATTAGTGAGGATGCGAGTATTTTTGCTTGTAAATTTTGTGATCATAAAGATGTGTGCGTTAAAGAAACAAAACCTCTGTTTCATTGTCGATCTTGTGTGAATGCTATTCCTATAAATAATGGTGGATGGAATTGTGACTTGCATGGTACGCTTTTAAACAAGCAACAACAACTCATAGGATGTGAGGACTATCAGGCATTATGATTACCATTGGAATAGATCCTGGCCTTACTGGAGCCATTGGTGTTTTAAATGATGGTCATTTTGTTGCTGTAGAGGATATGCCGATTATCGTGAAGGGAAACGGTAAAGTAAAAAATGAAGTAGATGTTTCTGGCACTATCCGATTGTTGAGGCAATACGGAGAACCTTCTGAATATATTTCGTGTGTTATTGAGCGTGTTAATGCAAGACCAAATCAAGGTGTATCAACCATATTTTCGTTGGGTGATTCTTTTGGTTGTGCTCGTTCTGCTGTATCGGCTTGCCGTTTTGAACTACGGTATGTAACGCCACAGGTTTGGAAAAAACATTTTAAGTTAAGTTCTGATAAAGAACAGTGTCGGGCGTATGCTGTTAAGCTATGGCCTGACGCACCATTGCATTTAAAGAAACACCAAGACAGGGCCGAAGCCCTGTTGATGTCTAAATGGCTGTACGATACTTTCTACGATTGACCCATTACCTCCTATCGTCCATTGGGTCCCAACCGTTCCAACCATCATCCTCCTCATATTCAAGTGGAGCTATATACTCTTCTGGTTCTGGATCTGGGTCTAAAATTCCAATTCTATTTTCTCTAGTGCTTTCTGTTAATACTGCTTTAGTAGGTCTTTTGAAAAAACCAAATTTAGGGTCTTTGTCAGATGGTGTAACTGTGGCAGAAAAAGTAATGGTATCGCCCTTGGCACAGTTAGCTACTCTACCATCAATGCTTGGGATAGAACCCCAAACTACAAAACCATTATTGTCTTTAACTGTCATTTTCCAAACTGAACCAAAACGAGTGTGCTTGAGATCAACTTTAAGAATTGTACCAGAAATCATAATTTTACCTGTTGGTACATCTTCAGCTTTAGCTTTCTCTTCTGCCCACTGAGCTTCACGCTCTACTTGTTTTTCGGCAAAAGTAAGGCCACCCGTGATCTCACGCTGTTTAGCTAATCGCTTCTCTTGACGAGCAAGTAAAGCCTCATCTCTTTTTTTCTGAGCACGAGCACGAGCTAATGCACGAGCTTCAGGAGAAGTTTTGAAGGTTTTATGACCTACGCCCTCACAATCCCAACAAGATTTTTTATGATCAGGACGGTCAATTACACCCCATCTAAGAAGTCCTGTGCCGTCACATTTTGTGCAAGTTTCTGTAAAAGCCATTTGTCATCTCCGTTATAAGTTATTCTTTATTTATATACCCTACTTCACTTAGGGTCAACCCTTAAAAACAAATTTTTTTCATCTTTTCTTCTACGATTTAAACCCCTGATGTACTTGCCTGATGCGTAACTCCACTTTGGGAACTCTTTGCTTGCACCTTCCATATCGCCTTTCAAGAGTTTTTTTCTAAGTGTAGATGAACCTAGACTTCCACTGCCTAGATTATAAGTAAAGCTAACTAGGGCATCGAATTGTGACTGTGTTAGTGACACTGGCACCAATCGCAACACTGCTCTTTCGTATTGCACCAATTGGTGTTGAAGTAACGCCATCGCCTCATCTTTTGTAACAGGTGGCGTATTCTGGGTAACACGGCTGTTGTCAGCCAATCTGGTTGACCCATATCCGATTGTCCATACATTTCCAGAACAGCGATATGGATCACTTCTAAAACCTTCCCAATGGCAGATTAAATCAATACCTGCCTGTGATGTTTTCACTTTCTAGACATCCACGCTTGCATACCGTAGTAAGCACCAATAATACCAGCTAGCGCCACAAACAGGGTTGATATTAGGCCCGACAAGGCTGTAATCCTACTGTCCGGGATTAACCCTGATAACAACACACAAGCCAATAAAACCATCACTACAAAACTAGCAATGGTAATCCTACTTTGTATCGTGTTTTTCTCATGTTGATCAGCAACCTGCACCTCTTCGGCACTGATAATACCGTCACCATCACGGTCCATTTCTTTTTCAAATTTTATAGCATTCATGCTCTACTCTTTTTTATAGGTTTTTTAGCGGTTTTTGCCGATTGTATAAAAGCCTTTTTTGTAGGAGCACCTGGACTTCCTACTTTACGAGTTGGCTCTACTTTTCTTCCAGCAGCTTTTTGAGCCGCTTGTCTTTTTTGTTTTGCATTAATATTAGCATATAATCCTCTTTTAACTGGTGCCATTTTACTTATCCTTTCCATTGTTAATACGATCTCTAAGCGAGTTTACCAGCGTAAATAACACCTCTATTTTTTTCTGAGCTTCCGCTAATAAAACGTGGTTCCTGACTAGGGCAAAAACGATTGATCCTAACACAGCGAAAATTCCAAGGAAAACATTGATCCATTCAGTGATGCTTACCTCGTCCATTTTACTTCCTGAACATCCTACTGCCGAAATAGAAACTAATGATACTGGCTAAGATCGGGCTATCAACATCATTATTCCAGATAAGAGGCAGCGCGTCTTTTATCATCATGCCCTCGTATTGGATCATTCCAAACAAGGCAAATGACTTTATTCCAACATAAAATAACAGGAATAAATAACTAATTGTCGGTCTTACACTAGCCCGATACGCACCAACCCACCCATCATTTTTCTCAGTGCTTGCCTGTTGATAGAGGGCAACTGTCTCAGCCGATAGAGCTTGGACCTCGGCCTTGTCACGTTCAAACTCAGCCGTAATTCTGGTCAATTCGGCTTGCTTGTCCATCAAGGCTAACTCGTGCCTATTACTTTCTTTTTCTTTAAAGAAGTCCAAAATGGACGGCAAAAAGCTCGTGCCGAATCCAATTAAGCTACCGATGATCGTTAACAAAATTAAGCTCCGTTAAAAGCAGAAATTAGTAAAGCAATTACAATAAACGTACTAACAAAAAGTATACCTAGTTGAACGATAATAGGTTGTTTTCCTACCCACGTTTGAATTTTATCTAATAATTTAGGCATAGTTAATTTTCCTTATAGGTGTCTTCTTGTATTTCAAGCATAGTTTTATTAGCTTTTGATTGAGGTGCTGAAGGAGTAGTTTCTACATTCGTTTCTTTAATTACTTCTGAATTAGTTTCATCGTTAGAGTATGTTCCTTCTTGAATATTTTCCATAACTTCTGCTGCAGACTCACCAGTGTTAGGATCAACAGGGTTATTAGTTGATGGTTCAATTGTTCTTTGAGTGGTGCCATAAGCAGTAACTGCACCTGTTGAAATACCGCCTCCTAAATCTTCAAAACCTTTGTCTTCTACTTTTTTGAGAGCTTTATTAACGAGCGTTGTTAACGTAGCTAAACTTTCAGGACTACCGTCTGATAACAATTCAGAAATTCGTAATGCAACTTGATCTTGAAAAGCATCAGTTTCTGAATCACTCGTAAAAAGTTTTGATACTTTTGATAATAAACTATCTGGACCAGTAATAATTTTCTTTAATTGTTTAGATTGTGTGGTTTTATCAAAATCTTTTATTTTTTGTTGTCGTGGTGCTGTAGGTGATCCCCCCATAGCTCTCATGCCTCTTTGATAAAGTTCTGATTCCAACATCATTACTTTTTCAAAAACATCTGCCTTTATCACATCGTCATCAAATAAAAGTCTTATTTTTTCTCTAGTTAAAACACCACCTTTACCACCTGTTCCACCGCCTAGCATTTTAGCAATGTTTGTAGCTCCATCTGGTTTTAAAATTTTTTCTTGAAGTAAATCTACTACACCAAGAACTGCCATTTGTTTTTCAGCATCGGAATTAAATCTATTTAATTTTTTTTCTAATTGTTTTGTTGATGATTTATTCCACATTCGTCTTAATGTATTTCCTGCATCAATTAAACTTATTCTATCACTATATACGGCACGAGCCTCTGCATATTCTGGAACAATTTTATCTATTTCATTTAAAAATTCATTTTTAGCATTGTTAATTACCCTTCCTTTGTTACTTATTTTTCCATCTTTAATTTGAGCACTAATAACATCATCAATACCTCTTTTTACATTATCTGCAACTTCTACTGATATTGCAGTAATATCTCCAGACTTAGATTTTATAATTTTATCTTGCAAAGATATAAGTTCTGTTACATCTCCACCTTCATCTTCTACAAGTTGAATAGCATTTTTTAATGCTTTTTTAAAAGCAGGTCTTTTAAAAAAATCTAATACTTTTTTATCAGTAATTCTTCTTGGAGTTTTAGGATCTCCCTTTACATAATAAGACCTTCTGTACAATGGTTTTGATTTTTCAATCATTTCTTTATTAAGTTTTTCGGTAATTTCAAAAAAACCTTCACTTAATAATTCTGGATTAATATCTGTTAATCTTTGAGTAATTCTTGCTTGACTGTCTAATGTATCATCTATTGCATCTTTAAGCATAGGACTAGCATCATCAAAACCTTTAGTTAAAATAGTATCGGATTGCTCTGTTAATGGATTGGTAGCAAGTCCAGGAATAACAGGAACACCCATTGCTTGTTTTTGTTTAATATCTGCTACAACTTCTTCTACGGTTTCATTAGGAAAATTCTTAGCAAGTTGTTCTCCTGCTACATCATCAACAACATTAGGTTTTTTAAATAATCTTTTACCTACATTTGCTATTTTTTGTATTACGGGAGGAGCTACAGCACCAGCAACAGATCCTAAAGCACTTCCAAACCTTCTAGCTTGTTTTCTAATTTCTTCTCGTTCTTCATCCGTTACATTATCAGCGGCTTCTGAATAATAACCAGCAACATCACCGCCCACATAACCACCGCCAAATCCTGCAGTGCCTCTTTTTAGTGCTCTCATGCCTTTACCCGTAAAACCGCCTGGACCTCTAAGTACCTTTGCAGCTTTTGCTAAAGTTCCCCCTGCGCGTGCTACATTTGCTGCAGCTCCAGCTTGTCCTCCTGGCAAAAACATTAAAGGTACGGCTGCTGCTAAAGCACCAGTAACGTCTGCGGCTAATGCTGTTTTTTCAAATTGTGATTCGTAATTTTGCATTTCTCTAGAAATATCGGCTAATTCTTCGGCTTTTGTTCTTCCAGAAATTAAAGATCTTAAATATGCTTCGGCATGAACACTACTTCTAAAAGATGCACCTTTGCCTAATTGTCTAAGTATTCCATAATCAAATTGGCTTCTTTTTGGAGAATCTGCCATTTTTTAATCCTTTGATTTAGGTTTTACTGTGGAATAATCACCACTATTTATTTGTGCAAGCCTATTTTCTTTTTTCTTTATATATTTATCCATTGTTTTAATAACTCGTTTTATTAATCTATCTCTTTGCTCCATATCAGCAATATTTTGACCCGTTCCAAATATTTGCATAAATAATCCTGTTTCTTTATCTGATAATTGTGCTCCGAATGTTTCTTTTAATTGAGGAATGTTAACTTCCATTAATAACTGTCTTACTTCCATTGTAAATTTTTGTTTAGGAGTTAACGAGCCTCCTTCTAGTCCAACTCTTTCAAGTGCTGCATCAAGTTCTGTATAACTCCCAGTTTTTAAATTTAATTTTTCAGCCATTTTCATTTTTACTAGTGCGTCACTAAGTTTTACAATAGATTCTTCATCCTTTATTTTTTGTGCTCCAACCCAACTTGGCATTTGAGACTGTGCAAATTTTTCTTTTCCTGTTTTAAGAAAAAGTTCCATTGCTTTTTGATTATTTTTACTTAAAGACTCAAAAACTTTTAACATATATTCTCTATAAGATTTAGCTTCAGAAGATTGTTTATCTTCAATTCTATTATATTTAGCTTGTGCTTGTGCCATTTTAGTTTTAGCTAAACTAAGTTCTAAGTCTTGTGCTTTAGTTTCAGCTTTTCTACTGTCTTTAGCAAAATCTGCTAATACTGTAGGAACATTTTCTAAAAATCCAAATGATTTAGATTTAGTGGGTTGAGCAAATGCTGAAGCCAAACGAAAATATAATTCTGCTTTATCTGGACCTTTTTCTCTTTTAGCAACAAGGTTTTTTATTAAATCGTTAAAATTACTTTGCTCTTGTGTAAAAGCAGTTTGAGCTGCAAGACGTTGATCAGTTAAACTTTTATCAAGACTAGGAGCGGCATCTAACAATAAATTAACCATTTGTCTTGTATCTTGATAATTTGGAACTGTTTCAATTTTTTCTTCTACAATTGTCTCAGTACCATCGCTTAAACCAACATCAGACGTTACTCCTATAGCATCTTCTTTACTTACTCCAAAAGGTGCGTATCCTCCACCAAGTTGATACCCTTTAACCTCACCACCTCTCTTATACCAATCTCGTCCTTCTTTTCTTCCGTGATCTATAAAATGTTGAAGTGCTCCTTGAGCCATATAATCTAAAACCGCTAAATCTTCTGGAGAGCCTGGAACAAAACCTCCTTGTGGAATATTAAGTGCTTTATATCCAGGCTGATCCATAATATCATAGTAAACATCTAAATTTTGAGAAAGATAAGGTCTATATGATTCAGCATTAGCAACACTACTTGGTGCGTATGGATCTATGTTTCTTGCTTCCTCATCAGTGTAACCTGAAATTCCCACAGGATTAGCCATATTAGCCTGAGTTGTGTTTTGTTGATCAATAAAATTTAAAAATGTGTCTGAAGTTTCATAAGTAGGAGCAGGAGCTAGATTTAAACTTGCTTGAGTCATTATAGATGCACCTAAATCGGGAAGGCTTGGAATTGTTCTACCCTCTTCTTGTCCATATTCGTTCCAATGAGTTTTTGCTGCATTTTCCACAATTCTAGTAAATTCAACTGTTCCAGGAGTAAGTCCCATAGATAAAGCAGTTCTTTCGCCATGTTCTTTAACATCTGGGTAGGCATCAAGATACATATTAACTACCTCTTCAGATTCATATGGATCACTTGTCATATTTACAGCGTTAGCATATGCTTCGTCTGTCGTTATAACTGGGCCAGCATACGGTGGATTAGGATTAATAGCACTAGGGTTTCTTTCCTCAAATGGTGCTGATGGATCAACAGGGTTTGTGGGAGTGGGTAAGTTATTGTTACTATTAAAATCTGGATTTCTTAAAATATTACCGTAGTAATTACCAATTTGATCTGACACCAATTGATTGCCAGTGTTGTTAATTCCTAAAGCAGCAAATTCAGGTTCATAAATTCTTAAAAATTCATTTCTTTGGGCATTGCTAACTGGACCAGTTGAAGAAAACGTATTTCGCTCTCCATCTCTAGGCTGTCTACCTAAATACATAGAAAACATATCTTCGTATGTTTGAGGCTGTTGTTGTGTAGGCGTTGTACGAAATTGAGAACTTTCATACATGGGTCTGTTGCCTAAACGAAATTGATATTGAGCCTGATAATCATCAAATGCAGCTTGTTTTGCAGGATCAAACGTAATGGTTCCTGGAGTTGTTATTGTCTCTCCCGTTTCTTCGTCAATAGTTTCAACGTCTGGCCCCATCTCCCCCGTGTATTGAGCCATAGTAGGAGTAGCTAAACCGTACTGTCTCATCAACCTGTTTAGATTATAACCCATAATTTATTCCTTACACATTACTCTGCTAATTTTTGTAGACCTTTGTAAGTAGCAAGACCTGCGGCTATTTGTGATAGTGGACTTGGGGAATATGTAGCACCCTGTGACGTTCCGCTTTGAGTAGTTCTTGTTGG